CAACGCCAGGCTGCCCGTGGTGTAGTTGATCTGCCCCGCGCCGTAGCTGCTGTCGCCGCCGGACACGCGGCCCGAGCCGTCGTCGGTGAGTACGATCCAGTTGTTTTGCGCCCGGTAGCTCACTTGCAGCGTGCCGGGCGCCGGGATCGGCGCGAGGAAGGTGACGATGGTCTGCGACCTCCCCTCCACCGTGATCGGTAAAAAGAGCGTCGTCGCGTTGCGCGTCGGCCGCGCGCTGGGCTTGTAGGCAACGGTCTTGCTGTTGCCGAAACTGGGGCCGCTGGGGTTGATCGACAGGATGCCGTTTTCGTAGTCCACCGTGCCCACGGCGTCGTCGTTGGCGTCGCGCAGCGTGCCGGCGCGGTCGGTCAGCACCACGGCGCCGGTTACGGTGACCGTGAGCGTTGCCGGCTGGATGCCGCCGCCCACGTAGATCGATGCCGAAGGCGACAGCGCCACGGAGGTAGTGAGACTGACCGTGCCGCCGGCCGCAGTGGGCACCGCGATAGCGCCGTTGGGCGTGGCGTCGGTGATCGGCGTCTCGCTGCGCGCGGCAGGCACCAGCGCGGCAAAGATGCTGTCCGCACGCGCGGTGTAGTCGCCGATCGATGCGGCCTGCGCCAGCGGGCGGATGCCGTAGTAACTCGCCGCGTCCGCGACGACCGTCGTGCACACCTGCGAGCGGTCGGTAGCGAGATAGTCCTGCTTGCGCGCCTCGTAGCCCTTCACGTCGCGCGTGAGCGAGTCCTGTAGCGTGAGCGTGAGTTGCAGCTTGGTGACGTCGTTGCCGTTGATGTCGGCCAGCACTACCGTCTGCGCAGCCACACCGGTAATGCGCACGTACTCGCGCGCCTCGGTGGTGAGGCCGGGGTCGATCACCAGGCACCACACCGCGCCCTCCGCCGGCGGCTGCGCAGTGGTGTTGGCCAGCACCAGCAGCGTCTTCTGGCCGGCAATGTGGTCGCCGTACAGATAGCCCAAGTAGCGCGGCCCCTGGGCGAGGTAGCTCTCCATCCGGCTTACCGCGGCGGCGCGCTCATCGCTCGCGACGCCGGTGGAAAACAGCACCGCCGACACCTGCGGGTCGTCCGGCGGGTCGGCCACGATCACGTGCGCGCCGAAGTACGTCTCCGGAGGCTGCGTCGTCGTCTGCACGGCTACGTGCATTAAGCGCAGGTTGACGCGGCCCACCGTGCGGTCGAGTTCCGAGATGTCGGGGAAGATGTTGTTGCTCGTCCCGTCCACCACCGTGTTGGCGGTGGGCAGGCCGCCGCCATCGGCGGCGTCGGTCATGCGCTCGCTCTTGAGCAGCAGAATGTTGGTTTCGGCGATCGCCATGCGGTCACACCTCCAGGAGTCGCAGCGTGATGCGGTACTGCCAGTCGGCCGACGGCTGCGACCAGTACAGCACCTGCTCGGCCTGCAGCGCGCCGTCCTCGTGGCGGAAAACCACGGTGCGGTCGCCCGTGCCGCGGATGTTCAGGGTCATCGTCGCGCCGGCCACCGCCGCCCAAGCTGCGAGCTGATCGACCGCCGTGCGCGGCACCCAAGCGCGGTCGGCGCCCGATTCCAGCGTGATCGGCCGTCCGCTGGTGCGGGCGGCGCTCTCGACCACCACCGCGCCGGTGAGCGTGACCGTGGTTTTCTGCTCCACCGGCTGCCAGGTGTACTGGTCGGCCCACAGCAGATCGTCGGGCAGCGTGACCGTGGTGCCGGCGCGCGCGAGGGTGATGCTCATGCGGCCACCAGCCCAGCGCGGCGCAGCGCCTCGATCAGCTCGTCCGCGCTGGCGTCGTCGGCGAGGTTGATGCTGCTCGTTTGCCCGCCGGTTTGCAGGCGCAGCGTGACCGTGCGGGTTGTCGGCGCGGTCGATGCGGCGGACGTGCCCGATGCACCGGTGGCCGCGCCGCCGCCGGCTTGCAGGAAGCCGAATTGCAGGCGGCCGATCTCTTCACGCAGGCGCTGCATTTCGGCGGCGAGGCCCGCGTCCGGCGTGCCGCTGCGCAGCCCGCGGTTGACGCCCCTGTTACCGGCGTCGAGCCGCGCCTCGATGTCGGTGATTTGCTGCCGCAGCGCTGCGTACTGCTGCGCCTCGGCGGAATTCTGGTCGATGCCCAGTGCGCCAAGCTCATCGCGGATGATGTTCGCCCGTTGCGAGGCGGACTGCTCTTCGCTGCGCAGCTGCGCGCTAACCCGCTGGCCGGCGGTGTTGAGCGAAAAGCCTTGCGCGTCGTACCTGCCGCCGGCCTGCGCCGCGCGCAAGCGGCCCGCGGCAGACGCTGCGCGGTCGAGCGATGACGTCGCGGCATCGGCGCCAGCGGCGATTTTCGCGCCGGCCTCCTGACCAGCGTCGCCCGCCCGCTCCGCTGCGTCCTTGGCCATGATCCACGCCGGCTCGATGCCGAGCACCGCGGCCTGCGCCTCCAAGGCCGTCTTTGCCGACTCTCCGTGCGCGCGGATTTGCGCGTCGGCGTACTTGCCGAAGGCAGCCCGCAAGTCGGCGAGCGGCGCCTGCCCCCGGCGCAACACGTCGAAGGCTTCTTTTGCCGAGTCCGCCGCCTTGCGCAACTCAGCCTGCGAGGTCACGCCGAGCGTGCGGTACGCCTCCGCCAGCGTCTGGATACCCGGCGTCAATTCCGCCGCGCGGTTTTGCAGTGCAGTCAGTGCGGAGTCGATCTGCGACGCAGACAGCACACCGGCCTCGCCGAGCGCTCGCACACGCTCGGTCAGCGCGTCAATCTCCGCCGTGTTGCCCGCCTTTTTGGACATCGCGTCGAAGGCCGCCACCAGCGCCGCGCCGGTATCCACGCCGCTCGCCTTGAGGCCGTCCAGCCGCCCGACAAAAAGCGTCAGCGCCTCCAGCCCGGCGGCAAACTGCGCCGAGACCTCCTGCGCGTAGCTCGGCAGATTGACGCCGATGGCCTTGGCCGCGCCCTCCGCCACGCGATCCATCGCCGTCGCGTACTGCTCCGCCGTGATCGCGCCCTTGCCGAAAGCCTCGTTCGCCTGCGCCGCCAGTGCGGAGAGCTTCTCCACCGGCAGCTTGTCGATGGCCTGCCCCACGCCGCCAACGGCCTTGCCGGCCGACTCCGCCGCCGGCTGCACGCCGCCTATGGCCTGCGCCAGCAACGGGTACTGCGCCGTGAGGCCGATCAGCGACTTCGCCTGCCCCTCGGTAGCCTTGGCCGCGTTGGCTGCCGCCGCCGCCTGCGCCTGCTGCGCGGCGGCCTGCTCTTGCGCCGCCAGCGCCGCCTTGGTCGACTCGCTGCCCACGGCGCGGATGTAGCCGGCCAGCACCTCGTTGTTCTTCGCCGCGTTCAGCAGCCGCGTCTGCGACTCGCGCTCGATTTCGGCAAACGCCTCGGTCACGCCAGAGAAGTCGAGGCTGGCTACCGCGCCGGCCAGCACGCCGATCGTCTTGCCGACGGTCACCAGCGCGTCGCCAAGCAGCACGATCGCCGTCTGCGCGACCTCTGCTCCGGTCTTGAGCGCCGCCAGCCCGCCGCTCTCGGCGATCGCCGTGCTCACGTCCACGAAAGCGTTGCGGATGCCGGTGATCTCCTGCGCCAGCGTCTGCGCCTGCGGTGCGGTGCCGTACAGCTCGTTCAGGCCAGCGGCAAGCGCGGGAAACACGTCCGAGGCGGCAAGGCGCCCTTGCTCGACGAGCTTGATTAAATCCGCCGTCGTGATGCCCAATTCTTTGGCCAGCGCCGGCAGCGCGCCAGGCAGCCGCTCGCCAAGCTGCTGGCGTAACTCTTCCATCGCCACCGTTCCCTTGGACGCAATTTGCGCAAGGGCATTTAGGGCGCCGCGTGTCTCGGCGCTGCTCTTTCCTGCCTTGGACATCGCGTTAGACACCGCCTCAAAGACCTGCCGTGTCGGCTCGCCTTCGACCGCCGTGCCCTTGGTGGCGGCGGCGAGGCCCAAGAAAGCCTCGCCCGCGGCCACGATGTCCACGCCCACCCTCTGCGCCACGCTGCGCACGAACTCAAACTCCGCGCGCGCCTTGGCCGCGTCGCCGGTGACCGCGGTGAGACCGGCCTTGAGCTTCTCCACGTCCGCCGCAGCTTGCACAAACTCACGCGCGGTAAAGCCAACGCCCAGCGCGCCCGCGGCCTGCCCCGCGAGCCGCTTGATGTCGCCGAGCGAGACGCCAAGCTTCTTGCTCTGCGCTTCCGCCTGCTGCGCCGCCTTCTCGTAGTTGCGCAGCTCGGCTGTCAGGCGGCGCGCAAGCTCGGCGGCGTCTTTCTCGCTCCCCCCGAGCGACTTGAGGTACGCGGTCAGTTGCGCGGTCGGGTTGCCGGCGGACTGGATGACCGCGCGGGCCTGCTGAATCTCACCGGCCAGCCCCTTGGCCAGCGCGTCGGCCTGCTCCGCGCTCTTGCCCAGCGAGACAAAGTGATCGCGCAGCGCGCGGACACCGTCGTCCCCGCCGAGCGCGATCTTGATCGCTACGCTGTAGTCGAGATTCGCCATCGGTGCCGGTCGGTGCAAGCAAACGGGCCGCGCGGCGGCGGCCCGTCAGATCGCGGCCGCCGCGTGCCGCGCTACTGCATCTGCACGCGCATGTATTGGCTGATGCCGGCGCCGGTCTTGGTCGTGTCCTTGAGCACGCGGCCGGTCAGCGTCAGTTCCGCGAATTCTTCGCCGATCAGCGCCAACTGCTCAGCCGGCGACAGTTGCACCTTCCACATATCCACGATCACCGGCTTGTTGCTGTTGGCCTCGTTCAGGCCCGCGAAGACGATCTCGTAGTCCGCAGCGCCCGCGACCAGCCCCTCGACCCTGGCGTAGGCGGCATAGGTGTAGCTCACGCGGATGGTCTGCGCATCGGTGATCGCCCCTGCCGTCAGGACGTAGATGCCCTCGGGCCGCACCTCGTAGTCGGTGCCGGCCACGTAGGTCGGCGTGCCGCTGGTGTGCGTGACCGACACCGTGGTGGGCGACGGGTGCGCCAGCCGCGCCAGGCCGCCCCGGCGGGCGACGACCTGCTCATTGCTGACCGTGGCGCCCGTGACCGCGGTGTTGGTGCCGAAGAGCGCCCGCGCCAAGTTCAGGGGGTTCAGGTCGTGCAGCGTGGCCTCGAAGGTCACGCTCTCGATCCGGCTCACGCTGGCGTAGGTGCCGCCGCCGGCGATGGTGTAGTCGTTCTGGTCGATGCGGTTCTCCGAGACTCCGGGCTGGAGCACCGAGCAGTTGCCGATCTCTTCGAGCGGCTCGGTGCTGCCGTACTTGCGCATATAGACCTTACCTGAGCCAATGTACGGGCCGTAGGTGGCTGGCATGTTGTCGATCCTCTCAAGTGGTGGTGAGTTCGCCCGCCCAAGCGAGCGGGTACAAGGTCAGTCCGCCGGGGCGGTAGTTCACCCGCGGCGTGGTGGTACGGCGCAGTGGCCGGCGCAGCGGCGGCGGGGCAAACCCGGCCAGCGCCGCGATGATCTTGGACAGCAGAGGCCCGGCCGCCTCGTGCGTGGCCGCGCGTTGCTGGCGCGCGCTGCGCACGGCCAGCACCACCAGCCAGCGCTGGGTGACGACCTGCGGCGCGCCGCGCACGACGCCGTCGCCCAGCGTGTCGCCGTCATAGGCTACGTAGGCGACGGGCGAGGCCACGGCAGACTCCTGCACCTGCGCGGCATCCTCCATCGTCAGCACGTCGCGCAGCTCGGGCACCCGCTGGCGCAGCCGCTCGATGATCGCCGCGCCCGCGGCCAAGTAGTCGTCAGGGACGGAAGCCATAGATGCCGCTTTCGTCGCTGCCGGCCATTGCGCCACGCTCAAAGTCCTTGCCGCCCGTGAAAAACTCCACCGTGTTGCCGGCGGCGTCCGGCGTCTCTCCGGCGGCGTCGATGCCGAGCACGATGTCCCCGCGCGCCACAGCCATCAGCCACTTGGTGGCCGCCTCGTACCGCGCCTTGACCTGCGGCCCGGCCTCCTGCGTTTGCAGGAAGTAGCGGGCCAGGTCGCAGCACGTGCGGGTGAGGATGGCCGGCACCGTGGTCAGCGGCAGCGTGTAGCGCCCGGCCAGATACCCGTCGATCTCCGCCGAGGCATCGGCCAGCGCCTGGTCGAGCACGCTGTCCACGATGGCGTCGGCGCGGATCGGCGCGATGTCGGTCATCAGCCGCACTTCGTCCTCGCCGAAGCGCGAGACCATGTCGGCACGGGTGGCGTAGGTCATGCGCGCTGCTCGGCCAGGGACTCGGCGGCGCTGCGGTAGGCGGCGTTGTAGTCGTCGCGCGCGCGCTGGTCGAAGGGGTCGCGCGCAAAGCGCGTGCGGGCCTCGTTCAGCCGCCGGCGCAGCGGCCCCGGCACCAGGCGCCAGTGCGTCATGCAGGCGGGCAGCATGGCGGCGGCGTCTTCGGTGCAGTCGGGGTGCGCGCAGGCGGCCATCGCTGTCTTACTTCTTGGCCTTGCCCTTGGCCGCGGCGTCTTCGCCTTCCGGCTTCTTGGCCTTGCCCTTGACGG